ATTAACATCGGTATAAGTGAGCGTTACAACCCCTGTTTGACCATTTACAGAGGTTACTAGGTTAGTCTGGTCAATCTTTTGCCAGTTAGTACCATTAAAGATCAGCCAATCACCAATTTGCCAATCAGTAATACCATCTAAATTTGTTGAGCCAGCAGTAGCAACAATATAGTAGTGACCATTTGTGCCGACACCAGAAGCAAGAGTTGGAGTGTTGGTAGAAGCATTCCATGTACCCTGATAACTCAAGCCACTAGCAATAGTTCCCCAAGAAAGATTTGTGCCATCGGTTGTTAAGAACTTTCCTGAGTTACCAGTTTGGCTAGGAATCAGACTGTTAATCTGAGTCTGTAAAGAAGCAAGCGTATCCAGAACATACTGAGATGTGCCACCACCATTGGTAATGACTTTGATCTGGCTTGCCAGTTCCATTGGCATGATTTCGCCAACATTGATCTCATTGCCGTTAGACAATGTGATAACCAAACCACCATCAAAATCTAGATAAGCATTGGTGACAGAAACACCATCTACACCATCTATGCCATCTTTACCCGCAGGGCCTTGAGCGCCTTGCCGACCAGGAGCGCCATCTTTGCCAGGCTTTCCGTCTCTACCATCTCGTCCATCCGTACCATTGATACCATCACGACCATCTTGAATGGAAGCGACTCGTTTTTCAATGAGATTTCCTAAATCGTCATAGCGACTACGGATGTCAGATTCAATCTTCTTGAGAGCTTGGACAACAAGATCAACATTCTCGCCAATCTTCTGCTTTTGGACTGCTCTAGCTTGTGCTACTGAGTTTTTAACAGAATCAAGAATCGCTTGCTGTTGCTCAGGAGTCATGCTCTTGAGGATTAACTCCTTGACCAGACTTTCAGCGTCCATTGCTCAACTCCTTGGTCAACTGATCTAAGAAATCTTGTTCCATGCCTGAGATTTTATTCTGCTTATCAGCCATTTGCATCTCAACAATCTTAGATTTGTTCTTAATATCAGCCTCCTTGAGCATCAATTCAGCAATCTTCACTCGTTTGTCAAACTCATCTGATTCTTGACCAGAAGGCAAGTTCTTAGTAGCGCTACCAAGCACTTTAGCCTGTACTTCTTGTGGCATCAACTGAGCTTCAACAGACAACTTAGTCGCTTCTGCACGATTTTGCTCGGCTTGTGTCGCTTGGACAGCAATTTGAGCCTGTGCCAACTGCATAGCCAACTGTTGTTGAACTTGTTGCATCTGTTGTGCTTGTGGGTCAGGTTGAGACATCTGGTCAAGCATCTGAATCAACTCATGTCTGTTAGACAACGAGCTGTTAGCCATGATTCCCTTAAGAATAACTGGCAAAACAGGAGTATTTGGGCCAAGAGTCTGGAGCAAAGAGATGAACTGTTGTTGTTCATGCTCACGAGCAATGATGCCAAGCGCTGCAGTCGGAATAAATTTCAAGTCAACAGTAGGATAACGCTCTGGATCAAACTGCATATAGCGATAAGCAGCCTTATTGATGAACGGAATCATAAAGTCTTCTTGGAAGTTAACCAAGGTACGCTTGTACTTCTTGATAATCGAGGCAACAGCCATCGAAATACCACCTTGACCAGCGTCCCGAGACACATTTGACACCATTCCGTTGCTATCAAGTGTACCCGTAGACTGCAAGAGCATTCTTTCGAACTCTTTGGCAGTATTCATGTTGTTTGGATCAGTATTTCCAAACTTGAATGGGAACAAAATCTCGTTAGGATTGCCGTTTGTCAGGATATTCTTGCCTGGCTTTACCTCAAACTTCATGCCACGTGGCAAACGAGTTGCATCCATCGCAATCATTGGGCTTGTAGTCAACGCCAATGAGTCCAAATGTGAACGAATCTGAGCGTCTACAGCCTTTTGAGAGTTGTAAGCCTTCTCAACAGTACCACGACCGAGCAAACGATTAGGAACTGTATCGTCCTGATAAGCAAGAATTGGACGATCCTTCATCATGTAAGGATTCTTTTCTGCCTTCAAAAGAACACCATCGTTCGCAATCACGACAATAGCCTCTACCAAGTCAGAATACTCGTCCTGAACAGAGTCTTCAGGAAACAAATCCTCAACTTCTTTTCCATCTTCTAGTTGCTCAAGGTATTCTCTAGGAACTAGACCATAGTAGGTTAGCAACTTAACCTTGTCATCTTCGTACTGAGTAATCTCTTGAGTAGGCTCAAGGTCAGTATCCATCGAATCAGTACCGATCTCTACCTTGCGATAGATACCATCTTCTTGACCCTTAACGACTTTGTGGATAGAGACATACTTCTCAATCGCCACACCCATACAGTCTTCAATAGAAGTGCCATTAGGGTCAAACAAGAAGTTCTTAGGGTTAACAGGAACAATCTTGACAGCAATTCGGTCTTTTTCTAGTACGCCAATAGCGGCTTGACCAGGTTGACCAGGGATTGCTTGGGTAGACGGAACAAACATTTTCTCGGTCTTGACAACAATCTCACCAATGCCAGTACCATAGATTTCTGCCATCAACTCAATCTGGTCAATAGACTTACGAATCTTGTCTACTTTGAAGTCTTCCATCAGTTGAGCCTTGATAATGGCTACATCTAATGGATTGTTGTTGACATCACGAATATCGTCTTCAATGTCAAAGAACTCACCTTGACCAAAGATAGCTTCCATGATCTCGGCATGGCGAGTCTCAACAGCTTGAGTAGTGCCAGGCGTTACGATTCTTGAACGCTCTGATTCTCGGGTCTTGTCTTGGGAATCCCACTCACCACGAAAGATACGCTCGTATTCCAACCATGCAGTTAAATAGTTAGTATCACGATAGTCTCTCCAGCGATCACAATGGTTAACTACAAAGCTAACTAATTCTTTATCGCTGTCTGTTGGTTCTTGGAATTCCATTACACCCCCGAAATTATGTCAATCGGCTTTTTTAAGCCAGATAGTGATTGTTCTTACGCATATTCTCAATTGCGGGAATAATTTGCAAGTTATTCGGTACATGAAGTCCGCAAACATTTTCGCCCTGCAATGGGATTATATGGTCAACATGCCAGTTTTGACCACTTTCTTTCGACCTCATCGAAGCAACTTGATAGTAGCACTTCATCTTTAAATGGTCAAATTCTGTTAACCAACTTGGAGTTCGTTGTAATTTAGCAGATCGTCTTTTAGCGGATGAAGCTAATACTGCACCAATGTTGTTTTTTACCCATAAACGCTTTACTTCTCTGCGTTTACCAATAGTTTCAGCTTTGCGAGATGTTATCTTCTCTCTGTTTAGCTTTTCGTATAGCTTTTGATACTCTCTGATTTTGTCTTTATTTCTTAAAGCGTATTCTTTTTGACTTGTTTTCCTGCCTTTAGGATTTTCATTCCTTTTGGCAATGTACTCTTCCATCGTCATAAAACCCTGCCGATCACGCAATCTGGCATATTCTTTTTTTCTTGACTCTGGATTTGCTAGTCTATTAGCTTTTTTTTGCTCGTAATGACAGGATTTGCAAAAATTCAAATGACCATCAGACATATTTTTATGTTTATGGAAAAATGGTAACTGCTTAGTTTGAGCACATCTTTTGCAAGTTTTAGTCAAATTAAGCGTCATTTTTAACCCAAATCAACAGCCTGAAATTATGTCAATCGGTTGCCACTCATCATCATCTTCTTGTTCAAAGTACGATGTAACGGCAAGCTGATCCATGTATGATAAGGCATCTGGTAGGTCATCATGGACACCAGTTGCAGGAAACATCAGAAGTTGGTCAATGAAGTCATCCCAATTCTCTTCGGAATTAAGCACGATTCTGCCATGTTCGAACCTTCCTTGCAATGCCCAAATCACTCTATCTGTCTTTTTTCTGTTTCCATGGGTCAAATCCACAATATGAGCATAAACATTGTTCTTTCTCATAAGGTCTGACAAATAGGGCAAAACAGCGTTTTTAAGCGCCCCCCTCTCAATTCCCACAGAAGTCGGTCTGTAATCCCGAATAGCCATCAGAATCTTAGAGGCTGTCTCACGAATATCCCATCTTCCGTGGATGATCTCTTTGACAAACCACTTCCCATCCTCAGTTGCCTTAACCACGCAAATAGCCGACTCATCCAGTCTTTTCTTAGCATTTCCCGCTTGTTTGGCAACCTCTTCAAATCCCGCCAAGTCAATCGAGATGAAATAACTCCCATGCTCAGGCTCTACCCCATACTTGATCCAGTCCTCTTTAAAGATGTCTGAACCCGCATTAGAGAAACTCGCCATGTATTCTTGCTTAAAAGCAAAGCTACTCAGGGTTTTCTTAGCACTCTCAATCTCTGTAGGGTCGATCAAAGGGTTATCTTGGGTTGTAAAGTGCCAACTCTTCCAGTCAGAATCCCCACCACTCTCCCCAAGTTTAAAGGTGTCATAGAACCAGTTTCTACCCTTTGGAGTCCCAATAAACAAAGCTCTACCCTTCTTGTCAGACAAAGAAGCCCGAATAACTTGTTCCCAAGCCTCAGGCTTAATATCCGCAACCTCATCCAGTACGGCATAGGTCAAAGACACACCACGCAAGGTATCGGGTCTGTCAGCGCCACGAACATAGATTCTTGCCCCGTTTATCAGGGTAATATCCAAGTTATTCACATGGCTATTCGTGATGATGTCTCTACCAAGGTCTAACAATAAGTCCCAGATAATTTGCCTAGACTGCCCCATAGTCGGGCTTACATAAAGCACCGCAGAGCCTTGTGGACACTTTAAACCCTCAATCAAGAGCGTTACAGCAGCCATACGAGACTTACCACACCTACGCCCAGCAGCCACAACCTTGAACCGAGTCGTATCCTTAAATACCTCTTGTTGCCAAGGAAGCAAGCTAAAGTTTAAATCAGCCATATTTAGCCTCTACATCTTCTGGTTGGACAGAATCAATAATAGTCGGTTCTTGCCCCAAACCAGTAATGTTAATCGTCACAGCACTCCTCTGGCCCTTATCCTTTTCAAACATGCTCACAGGCAAAGTCCTGTCCAAACACATCTTCAAAGCCACCAATTGATGTGGATGCTCGTCATTCAATGCTATCTCTATCACCTTTTGAGCAACATCCTTACCTCCAGAACGAATCATCAACTCCTTAAGCTCCTTGAGCCTCTGGTGGTCTGTCTTAGGCAATACAGCAGGCGGGTTATCAGCAAACCTCTGTATCGTCATCTTTACCGATCCTTTAGGGCGACCTCTACCTCTTTTTAGTTGTTCCACTTTGTCCTTTCTGGAGTGTTCCATTTTCACTTTTTTTGAGGGTAGGGTGTACCACAAATATCTACCAACCAACCAACCCCCTCCCCCCCATCAATCCAACCAACCCACCAATTCCACCAACCAATCGGTCTAGATGCGAATGATTCTCATTTAGATTTGAGAGAGTCTCAGATGGTGCTTTCTAGTACTACCTTGTCTCTTCTCTAACTCCATCTATCCATCCTATCTACCTATCTGTTATCCCTTCTATCCTTTCCTATTGGATCACTCATTAAGGGCTGTCTCTTTATCCTCGGCTAGGTTCGTAACTAACCCTATTGTTTCATAAGGGCTGTCTGTTGTGTAGCCTATAGAGTGGAGATGCTGATAAATGGCTAACAAGTTCTCGAAACCTTCTGAGATATTGCCTTGTCCTGCTGTTAGTAGTATCTGCAGCTTAGGTCTATCTAGTTTTCTTCGGAACTGTACTGTGTCTGCTCTTGGGGGTCTTGCCATGCTCTTACCCTTGTCCAATAAATAATTAAAGAAATTGTACCTTATTAGGGTTTTTCCCTATTTATTTTGCTCAACAATGGGCTATTATTCTTTTACCGACCTAGCGGAACTAGGGTTTAATAGGTGTCAACATGAAAAACTATACTTGTAAATATTTGGTTTGCTCAATGGCTATTACAGACCTTGCAGACCTTGATCTAAATGGATCAATCCCTGATGATTGGAAATTTACACTTTGTAAAGGTAAAACCCTTTATGACGAAGTTGGTTCTGCCTGGAGGGAAAGGTCAGATAATACAGTTTATTTATCCCACAAAAATTCACCCGATTCAAAACAAAGATGGTTTCATCCAGATACAGTAGTAGAAATTTGGAAAGTATCACTATGAACGACAATTACAAAGACATTCTTGCTGCTGTTCTTGTTGGTCTTGCTCTTTGCGTAGGACTTTTAGCTTACTTTGATGTTCTTGTGAAGTAATCAGAATGGGGAATCTGGTTTGTCTTCTAGGTTGACCAGGTTCTTTATCGTCACATTCAGAGCATCTATCTCATCCATCTTCTGAATTGCCCACATCCTCTTTTGACCATGCAATCCTAGTATCGGGTTTCTATGGCAATCTAAGCACAGGGCTATACAAGTGTACTGAAGACCTTGTTTGACATGATGGGCTTCACTTGGTGCGCTTGCTCCACAAACTGAACAAGGCAGAGACTTAACCCTTCCAAGGTGTAATCTTTCCTTGTTATTCAGCTTGTTGTTCATTGAGTAGCCTTAACTTCCATCCTGGCTGAGTACTGTTCCGTTCTCCAAACTTCTATTCTTGCTTGCGCTGCAGTCATTAACCAACGATATTTCTCCTCTTTCTCGACTGCTTCCTTAATCCCATTGAGTATTTCTATGTAATCTTGGTGGGCATAGGCATAGGTTTCTTGTTTTCCAAGGACTTCTGTACCAGCTTGTGCCATAAGTTGCGCTTTTCTACTCTTGCGAAACTCCTCAAGATACATCCTGTCAGCCTTGGCTTTGGCGTATAGAGGACTCGTATCTATCAGAAACTGTATCGCCTTGTGTGGGCTATCACTCATACTATCTCCACCACTTTGTCACCATGTGATTTAATGTAATTCTTAGTCTTTTGGATATATCTCTCAAATTCTGACCTAGAAATGCTTGATTGTTGAAGGTCTGCATACTCGATTAAGTCCCTTACAGCTTGTATTCCCTCACCACTTAATCCGAGCTTTTTAGTCTTTTCAAACCTAATAGCCGCTTCATGTAGGGCTTTTTGAGCTTTCTCGCATACTGGCAACACTTCTGGCCCAATTCCACTTCTACCCATCATTTCCGACAGATTTAGGACATCGACTAGGGTTCTCCAGTCTTGGACTGTTCCTTGACCTTTGGTTATTGACTCAAGGGCTGAGTATTCAAGGGTTCTTAGCTTGTCCAACTTGTCCCTCTGGGTTATCGCTGCTCCCACTATTGCATGAGTCAGAGGGTCTATCAGATTCCAGACTTTGCGCTTCGTTCTTTTTCTCATTATCTTTTCCAAAGATGGCATCCCATCTATTTGCATATTCTTGGTTGCTTACTTGAAACGGCCTTGGGGAATCGCCTTTACTCATCTTTTAGCTCCCTGACATAAATAGCAAAACTTGCAGCAGTATCACCAAATGGCAATCTCTCAATACTGGTTGCTATTCTTTCTCTCTCTAGTTGAGCAACTAGATGAGCAAAGGCTTCAATTGCATCACTTCCAAATAATGAATATCCGCCACCATGCAACATTCCAGCGTTTGCCTGTTTAGCCAACTCAATAATCTTTTCAGGAGACATAAAACCTCCAAATTGAGTAAACCCACATCCAAAAGACTACAAGCCCACAAAGTATCAGTTTCCACTCAAAACTCATACATCCTCCATCTTGTAGTTGAGCTTGTGGTGCTGAAAACGCATGGCGGCTTCCATTTCTAACTCTTTGAAGTGTTCAGCAGAGAACAACCCGATGACATTGCGACCTTCAAACCAAACTTCTTTGATGTTCTCGTTATAGGTCGAGTCCTTGTCCTGCTCGTACTCGTAAACGACTGTAACGATCTCGCTACCTTCGCCAGTAGTTGTATCAAATTCCCATGTGTTCATCATTGACTCCTGTTAAAAACTGTTAATTTACTCTTGTTAAACAATAAATCTATTAGGACTTACCCTTAGTCCAAGCATTCTTTTACACAAATATCGACACCAGCAAGGCTTGAATAAACCTTCGCAACATGGATATTCACGATCTGAGAATCATCCTTGTAAACCACTCCGTTCATGGCATCTTCTACGCTTTTCAGCACATTGGATGCGTCAGGCTTCTTAATTGGCTTCTCTGAGCCGTTTAAACAGGCTTCTAAGCGCTTTTTTGAGTACGACTGAGGGATAGGTGCTCTGATATACAGATAAAGGTTTACAGGGGTTTCTAGGATTTCATTGCTACCCATTGCTTGTATGGCTGCTTCTTTAATTAAAGACTCATAGTTGCGAGTTTTGTCAGGGGTGTAAGTTTGAACAAAGTTTCCTCGCTTTGCATACCTAGCTCTCTGTTTGCCAACAGGGTTAGCATCTACTTTGAATGTGACCATAAATGTCATTTCAAGATTCTCCAAGCTGTTGCTGCACAGAGTGGGACTTGTCCGTTTCCAATGGCTTTAAGTCTGTCCACCCGAGCGGCCATCCCATCAACCACTCTACCCACATCGGGTTCAGTTGCCCAGAAGTCGGATGAGCAACCATAGATAAGTTCATTTGCTTTCCCATCTCTGCTCTTCGTTGAATTGATGGATTGCTCATGTTTCCACGATCTTTGTAATCTGCCAACTGAGGAGTCGGGAACTTCTTTTTCCAAGTCCTGTGGTTCTCCAATTTCGGCAAACTCAACATTTGTTCCGCTTCCTTCTTGGTTATCACGCCATGTTCTATTTTCTCGATTAGATTTCCAACCATTCCCTCTGCCGCATGACCATAACCTTTGGTTGCTGGAGTTGGCCACATTTCTTTCCTCTTTTTCAAGGCTTTCCTGTTGTTGCTCCCACCATCTAATCCTGTTGTGTTGGGAGTGTGAAAACTGTCCACGCCATTTGGCGACAATCCAGATTCTGTCCCTCTGATGGTTTGCTCCAACATCCGCTGCTCCCAACACTCCCCATTTCGCATCAAACCCCATTGAGGCCAAGTCTCCGAGAACTCTTCCAAGTCCCCTAGAAGTGAGCATTGGTGAGTTTTCCACGAACACGAACTTGGGTCGTACTTCGTGAATGATCCTCGCCATTTCTCCCCACATTCCTGATCGCTCTCCATCAATCCCTGCTCCTTTTCCTGCGGCAGAGATGTCTTGGCATGGAAACCCTCCAGATACGACATCAACAATTCCTCGCCACGGCTTTCCGTCAAAGGTTTGTACATCATCCCAAATCGGGAAAGGCGGGAGAAGCCCGTCATTTTGTCTAGCGCACAGTACGCTAGCTGGGTATTGCTCCCACTCGACTGCACAGACTGTTCTCCATCCGAGGAGATGTCCCCCAAGTATTCCTCCACCAGCACCCGCGAATAAAGCCAACTCATTCAATTTGTCCTTCTTTCATTTGACGCATATAAAAACGGACTCGATCTCTTGCTCCAGTTCCATAGATTCTTTCGCAACGCTCAAGCCTGGCACGAACAAAGTCGTTATCTTGGTTTGTTTGCCAAGTTCGGAACATTTCCCGAGCCTCTGCTTTCTCAAGAACAACTCTGTCTCCTGCATTGGATATTGTTTTTCGGCTGTATGCCATAGGTGTTTACTCTAGGTCGCCAGTAAGTTCTAAGGCTTGGTTTATCAGGTGAAGTGGGTAAGGTACGCCTTCACGAACCTTGTCTAGCAGTCTCATAGCTTCGAAATAATTCAAGATTCATCCTCTTCAGGGCAATAAATCCCAGTCCATTTAACTGTTTGCTCCTTCATCAAGTCAGGAAGCAAATTAAACAAAACCTTCGTTTGTTCAGGTGAAATTAAGAATTGAGTTTCTCGACCGCATTCAAAACATTCTTGTTTGATGACAAAGTAACCACAATCAGAAACATAAAATTCTGTTGGATAAGAATCTTGTAAGCGCATTTTATTTCCTTAGTTCAGCTAGTTTTGCTCGAATATGGTCTGGCATTGGAGCGGCTTTTTTTCTATCAGCCTCAATCTTTGCCAAAGCAGGATCAACTTTCACTTCAACTTTGATCCCGAAGCTCTCTGGAATCTCTGCTCCATCCCATCTTTGTTGATTCAGATAAACCAAAGGTGCAGGAATAAAAGCGCCATCGTCTTTTCTCCAAGCATCTGTTGTTTTCATCCATTCAATGTGCTTGATGATCTGATCTGCACAAGTGTCACAGTAAAACTTCTTCCACTTTACTCTGCAAGCAGCTTTGCCGCCTTTTCTGAATGATCTAGGCCATGTTTCCCAGAATCTTTCAAAGTTATCCATGCTATTTCCTTTAGACATAGGTTCTCCAAGGGTGGATAGATGAGTTTCTATCCGACCTTCTCCAAGCATTATGGTATTCATCTATTGACTCCTATTGACTTAAATACAAAACGCCCCAAGTGCGCATGACGAGTTAATTCGCTTATACATTTGGCCTTGTTTACCACCGATGTACCAAATGCTTTACCAGTCGCTTAACCAACGCTGGTCGGCAAACAGGGGGTGTGTCCTGATGTCGGTGTTTTCTTCCAAGCCATCCATGCAGATGCACTACTATCGTGTGGAGTACGGAAGCCATGAAAGAAATAAAAAAAGCCGCTTGCAACTGCCCTCTGGTGAAGGTCTTTCGTAAACACTCTACTACTGGTGCTTGCGAAAGACAGAGAGCATGTGCAAACGGCCTTAATTTTTTGTTACCCTTCACAGCAACAATTTCATTGTACACAATTTTTCTATGTGTCAACAAGTTTTTTTCAAATTCTTTGATTATTTGTGATTTGTTTTGTGAAATCAGGGTTTCCCTTGTAAAGCCTCTTAGCTTGAGCATTCATTACTCGGTATTCAGCAGGGGTAAAAATACCCTTGGCATTGCGAATATCAAACGGATTCAGTAAGCAGCGCTTCTCTTCTGGCTTTTTAGCCTCAATCAAATCGTCTGACAAGGTGTATTGAGCAATCCAATGCTTACCAACCTTGACCAACTCTGTTGTTAATTCACCCTTGTGGCGAAGTTTCTTTGCTGTTGACAGGACTGTAGCTTGTGGCATACCAGTTAGGTTAGATAACTCATGTGAGGTTAGTGGGCCATTCTGGAGAGCTTTAATAATTCTTGCTTGTGTCATTGGTACATTTCTTGGATGTTAATTGGTCTGTTTAGGTGGTTTTCTAGAGTCCTGGCGAGCAAAGCCACTACTGCGGCATTGAAGTCCTCAGGATCATCCACATAAGCTGAACACATTGTGATTGCGTAATCAAGCAATGTCTCAGCGCACTTTTGTTCAATTTGTTCGATGTTCATACCAGTATCTTACTGTTGTTTTTTTGTTTGCATATTAGGGTTTATCCCTAGTAAATAATTGCAAAACCTATGGCATATTAGAGGTGTTGAGCGCTTTCCCGTGCGAAGTCCATCGTGCTAAAAAGTTGCAATGAAGTTCTGGCTCAGCTAGTGTGTTCAAGCATTAAACAGAGAATTGCAGAAACGGACAATTTTGATAAACAAGTCAATAGGAGTCAAGATGCCAATTTTGAACGGCAAAAAGGTCGTAGACCTAGAAGTAGATGGAGTTGATAGTGGGGATTATCCTGATTTCTCAGACGCATACTTTAGCTATGCTTGCTATGAAGATGGAACACCACTAACAGAGGATGAGTTAAACAGACTCTCTGATCTTGCAAGTGATGTTCTTTGGGAAATGGCTTACGACAAGCTGCACTAATGAAATCCTTGCTTGAAACTTACATAGAAGAATTCTCAGGGATTCAATACTGCCAATACTGTTTAACAGTAAAGAATAACAAGTCATGCTGTTCCGATGACTATATCGACTTCAAGTACTTTGGACTTGAAACACAAAAACAAATCATTCAACAAGAGTTAGATCAAGGATTTAATCATGGGCGTTCATAAAAAGTTGATGCAAGCAAGAATCCTCTTGCAATCTGCACCACTCAAGAAATCAGGCCACAACAAGTTTGCTGGCTACCAGTACTTTGAGCTTGGCGACTTCATCCCAACAATCAATGAGATTTTCAACAATCTTGGGCTTTGTGGTGTTGTCTCTTACGACTCAGAAATTGCTAGTCTGACAATCACAGATACAGACGATAACTCCAATATCGTTATTACCTCGCCAATGGCAGAAGCTAACCTAAAGGGATGCCATCCGATCCAGAATCTTGGGGCTGTAGAAACCTACACCAGACGCTACCTATGGGTTACAGCAATGGAGATTGTTGAGCATGATGCTCTTGATTCTTCTGCCCCACTCAAAGACGATAAGGTAGTTATTACGCCAACACAAGGCATTGCAGACTCACTTCCACCAGAAGAGATGCAGTATCTGCGAGAGTTGGCAATGGAACTCATTGCTCTTGATGGAAAACAAGGGCTTGAGAAGATGGAAGCAGAGAACCTAGACGATACTCAAAAAATTGCATTGTGGACGCTTTTGCCGAGTAAAGTTAGAAGCGCTTTGAAAAAGGCCAAGGAGTTGTAAATGATTACACAAAAAGAAGCACAAGAATATTTTGATTACAAAGATGGAATCTTGTATTGGAAAATTAGAGCTTCTAATTGTGTGAAAGTTGGTAGTCCAGCAGGATCATTTGATCCATCAACTGGCTATCACAAAACATACATTAATAAAAAATTTTACAAAACACATCGTCTTATATTTTTTTATCACAACGGTTACTTTCCAGAGTTTGTTGACCACATTGATGGCAATAAAACTAACAACAAGATTGAAAATTTAAGACCAACTACAAAATCTCAAAACGCAATGAACCAAAAAGTTCGTGCAGACAATAAAACTGGAACAAAAGGAGTTATGTGGCACAAAAGAGATAAAAAATGGTTTGTTCAATTAAGAGTTAATTTAAAGAGATATTCTTTTGGTTACTACGATGATAAAGAATTAGCAGAGCTAGTAGCTATAGAAGCGGCAAATAAATTTCATAAAGAGTTTTCAGCATACAAAGGAGTTTTAAATGGAAAATAATCGACAGGTAAGAGATAACAGTGGCGTGCTTTTCAAATCCGATAATCGTGACAACGAGAGAGCGCCTCATTACAAAGGAAATCTGACAGTAAATGGTCAAGACTTCTGGTTATCAGCATGGATTAAAGAAGGAAAGTCTGGCAAGTTCATGGGTCTTGCATTGTCTCCAAAAGAGCCACAAGCACCACAGAAAGCCAAGATGTCTGAGCGTTCCAAGGCTACTGGCTTTGATGACGATTCTGATCTGCCCTTTTAAGGAAATGAAAATGAAAAAGTTAATTATTGGTGTTTATCTGTCAGTTTTATCCACAATGGTTTGGGCTTCATGCACAACCCATACATACATGTACAACGGGAAAATGATTACTTGTACAACTTGCTGTTATGGCGAGGGTCAATATAAAACTTGCAATACAACTTGTTTATAAGTTTACGAGGGAAAGCGGATGCTATGGGCAGTAATTGCCGGACGAACATAGACGCAGCGAGTACCTCACCAATTTAATAGGAGTTAATGATGAATGATATTTTTGACAACATGAAAAAGTCTATGGACAGATTCTTCGGCACACCAGCTTTTAAGTTGGCACGCAAAGAAGACCCTGTAACGAGCCATGAAGCAGCTCAAGCAGTAGACACCACCAAGATCGAACAAATCGTTTATGAGGCGATTAAGAGCTTTCCTGATGGGTGTATCTCAGACGAGATATTGGAGAAGTTCCCACAGTACCCATATTCCTCAATAACAGCCAGATACAGAGCCTTGTTAGACAAAGGTTTCATTGAAATAACAGGCACTAGAGTTGGTCGTTCTGGCAAAAAACAACGAGTTATGAAGGCAACAAAATGATTGAATTACCTCCACATTCAAAGATTAGCTATCCATCGGTTGCTAACAAAGAATTCAAATGGGAGTCTGGATCAGATGTTCAGGCTCTATGGAAGAAACATGGTTGGACACCACCTTCCGAGAAAATGACCCCACCACCACCAGAGAAAGTTCAACAACCTTTAAGGAGATTAAGATGAGCTATGCAGAATCAGAGTTAAACATTATTAGATGGGCTGAACAAAGGCGCATTATTCCTAACAGCAATCCAGAGACTCAGTTGCTTAAAGCAATGTCAGAGCTTGGTGAGTTGGCAGACGCAACCATCAAGCGTGACAAAGAGGAAATAATGGATGGAGTTGGTGATGTTATGACGGCACTTGTAATTTATTGTGCTTTACAAGACATCAATCTGGTAAACTGTATGGAAATTGCATACGATCAAATCAAAAATCGTAGGGGTACTCTTTTGCCCAACGGATTGTTTGTTCGTGAGTCTACTTAGCAAGTAAGTAAAGACCCACATTACTAAAGGCGTAGCCTGTATATACGATTGCCATATACATGTTACCCTTTAGTGCTTGTTCACCAGCTATATAAGCGTAGATCAAGCCTGTGATAATGATTAGGGGAGCACTCAAAATGCACCTACATCAATCACTTCACCACGGAATTCAATCTGGTCTTCGTCAAACTTATGGACAAGCTCAGGCCACAATAGCTTGCCATTAAAGAAGTTAAGCACCGCAAAGCCTGATCTGTGATTGCTAGGATTTAGCTCTCCATAAGTAAATTGTGGGCCATCAGTCTCAGCAAGCGTTCCTGTATCTACTCCATATCGAGTGCCGTTGTAGTCATCAAATGGCGTGACTTTAAGAGAGTGCAAGTGTCCAGTAACGATTGATACACCAGCGTTCACAGTATTGTTATGAGTGGCATGGATGCCATTCTTGTAGCGGTGCTTGACAACTACTTTTTCAGTAGGCCAACAAGCCCAACAGAAATCCCAATTAGGGATATGGTCTGTCAACTTGAAGCCTTGAACATCTTTAAATTGTGGTGCGTGTTGAGCCAATCTGTTGGCAAATCTAGCATCGTGATTGCCCCATGTAAACACTAGCTTTACATTGTGTCTCTCAGCTTTTGCTGCTTCCTCAATTTCCTCAAGTGCCGCTTGACAAGCCTTTAACTCTTGGATGACAGAAGTTTGTGGCATATCAGAAGCGTCATAACGGCTGATAGACGCTCCATCAAAAGCATCTCCGTTACATATTACTGCTTTGGGTTTGAATTCTTGAATAGCCCATAAAAGCCCTTTAAACGCTGTAGAGCGTTGACCAGGTATGAAGTGAGCATCAGAAAAAACAATCACAGTCCCATCTTCTATGCCTAATTCAATTTGCTTTAGTGGAGAGAACGACTTTGGCTTGGTTGAATCGTATTTAGAGCCTCTATGATCTGCCGCACCTAGCTTGATTTTGTAATGGTCTTCAATCCATCTTCTACGCAAATAAACTGCTCTAATAGCAATACCAAGATGGTTAGATAGCTTTGCTGCAGACTGTAATTCACCCCATAGTTTGATGAATTCAACATCTGTGCAAGTTTCGTTATGAGCGCCCATTAGATTCCTTGAAGAGTAATTGCTCAAGCAAGTTAATAACCCTATGCTCTTGCATTTCCACCTCTTCTTGAGAAGATTTAGGGTCTTGTGCAACAGACATTAGGTCATGCAGCATTACATGGAGCAACTCATGTAAAGCCGTTTTGTCTAGGGACTCTGGCGTGATCTTTTCAGCACCAAAATCTCCAAGACGATAAGTCGCTAATCTCGCATTCTCATTAAACTCAACAGAAGCCATTGCTTGCTTGGCAGGCTTAGAGCCTTTTTCTATTCTCCAGTCACCAAGAGATAGGGTTTTTTGCCACTTTTTTACGCATTCAGCAAAGAATTCAGCGTCTTGTTGTGTTGGTATGTTTGACATAACATCACTTTATACACAAGTTTTTTGATAATTTCATTTAAGTTAGTACAGAAAGTGCGTGATTTATATGCTTTTCTCTGTCTGCCAAGCCAATAAAACCACCATTTATCTTCTTTGTCATGGTTTTGTAGTCTCTGGAATCAGCATATTGGTTCAGTTTATGGGTGTTCCAAAACCATCCCGCAGTTAGTGAGGCATACATTGGAGTAGCCACTAACTCTGGATTCATTACAAAATCTACGCCCAAGGCTTGCCCTGCATGGTAGTAGTTGGCGTGACCAGTCAACTGGATGCAACCACGACCACGGAATCTGTAGCCATCACCCGAAGTCTCATCCCTGTTTCCCATACGATTAGAGTAAACAGTATTGGCAATCAACTTAGGATTTCTAGCGCAAGCCTGTGCTTTAGCAGCATCAAAGCGTTTAGGCCATAACTTCTGCAAAGCCTCTGCACGATAGTTCAAATTTTCCTCAAGAATCTTAAAGTTACCGCACTCATGCCCACATTGACCAATAAAAGCCGCCATGCGAAGTGGTGTTGCAATGTCAAATCTCTCAAAGGTAGCGTTCAATCCATCTAACCACTCAGGGGCAATATGGAGTTGTTTTAGTTGTTCAGCGCTTATTGTCATTTAGTAAGTTCCTAACATCGTTGTAAGCGTCTACGCAAGCATTTAAAGCAGCAGTATTCTTATCCCCTTGGGCTACTATTTCTGCGATGGCGAGGAGGGTTGCTCGTTCGGCATCAGTAGCTTCGTTAGTCTGTCTGTCAGGTTCACTTCTTGTTTCTGTATCTGTGGCGGCAGAGGTGGGATTTGTGGGGGCTGATACACAACTTGAGGTGTTGAGCCGCACCCTACCAGCACGAATGGCACGATCCAAAGCAGACTGTTTCTGATTGATAACATTTTGTGTCTCCTGAAGTTTAGAAGCATTTGCATTAAGTTGTTCAGTAAGTTTCTGTTCAGTTTTGCGAGATTCTTCATTCTTCTTAGCAATCGCTATTTTCATGTCGTTATCACGCTCTAACCAACCATAGTGGTGTCCTACCCTGTAAGTTCCAAATAAGGAAACTAGAACACCCACTATTAACCAAGGTAAAGGTATAGGTAGCATTACTCAGCCTCCTCTCGGGCTTTAGCCAACTCAACACGCTCTTCATCGTCTTCCAAATGGTCAGGTGGAGTAGTTGGTGGTGGGCCAGGTGTCCAAGATTCATCCAATTCAGGATTCTTCCAAACAGGCATTGCACCAAAAGGTTGGCTTGGCAAGCCATAAGCAGACTGAGGAGGTGCATAGGAAGCGTTAAAACCGCCCATAGAGCCGTTATTGCCCATTGGTTGACACATTGGTTGCATTGGAGGTTGTGGCGCTCCAAAAGCCTTTGCCGCTGCACCTACTGCTCTCTTACTCATCACGCCACCAATACCGCCAACAATCAACAAAACGATGTCGTTAAGCATCTTTGTATAGGCTTGGTCTATGGGGGCCATACTCTTGATAGGTTGTGTCACAAAGGTGACAGAGTAAAGCAAAGCAACAACGATGAAGCAAAGAATCAGGGTTACTGCAATAACGACAAAACCCCAGATTCGTACTTCGATTTCGTCAGGGGTTAGGTTTAGCTTCTGGTTGGACATCGTTGACCTTTTTCTCAAGAATTGGTGCTACCAAGTATTCTGGGCATTGTTGGGTAAACAAGCACTTAGGCTTTTGACATTCTTCTGCATGGAAGTAGTCAGGGTTCTGGCACTTGTAGCGATATCTGTCTTCACAGCCAGTTAACAGCAATAACAAAAGCAAATATCTCATACCATTACATCCACTTGTGAGTTCTTAATCCAATGGGTTTTGATCTCTTGGGCTTTCTGTTGTTGGTCGGCTTGTCTGTTCAACTCGGCTAACCTTGCCATATTCTGTTGGTGGATCACCCGATGAGCCTCCCAAAGCATCCTTGCATTTTGTTGGTAAGTTGATATTTTCATAACCCAATCTTCCCCAATAAAAGTGCCACAATTTTGTTTGATAAGTCATCAGGTAAGAACTTTAGAAACCCTAGAAACCACCAAGCAACACACCCATAAATAAATACCTTTAGAAACATATCAAACTGCTTCTGGTACTCGTTCATCTTCCGCACCCGCCTTTAGGACACAGACTTGTTAATTCGTTGATGCCGATAAACACCAAAAGGATTACAAAAGCAACGCCACCAATGATGATTGCCCACTCTTGCATTTCCTCTTCTTTTTGCTTGGCTTTCTTCTCAGCGGCTCTTAGTGCAGCCATCTCTTTGGCATCATCCCTGTCCATCTCAGCTTGACGCTCTTTGATCTTGTTCCAGACATCAATCTTTCCTGTCTGCATGAACAACATCTTGAGTTCTTCTTCAAATGCTCTGGCTTGCTCAAGAGCCATCTCGATCTGTAGAGCTGCACCCATGTTTGAACCACGCTTTTCACGCTTGGCTTCAAGCATCGCCTTGGTAGCTGCACTCTTAGCATCAAACATCTTGCCAATCATCGGGGCAAGACCACCTATGTCATTGGCTACCTTACTAGCCTTCTTAACCATCGAAATGGCGTTCTGTAAGCCATTTAAAGCGCTTATCGGATCAATCATTTTCTCTTCTCCCACTTGAGACAGACTACTCTGCGGTTCAACGCATTGCCAGTCCAAGTCCATTTAACACATCGGTATTCAATGGTTGCCGCCAAGAGAAAGGCGATCATGGAAATGCCCATACAACAATATAACTACAGTAAATGACAAAACAACTAAGAAGGACTGCCGCTAAATACTCAACAGCCCATTCTTTCATGGTTTGAATTCTGCTTGATTCAATGCTTGGTTGATTCGTGCTTTTGTCTTGTTGTTCTTGATCTGCTGAGAAGCAACACGAACTAAACTCAGTACTGGAACTGGTAAACCAGTCAATGCACCAGTAGCGC